GCTGGAAAAATGTATGAAAACGAATAGGTAGGCTGGGTAGCTAACATGTTAAAGGACACTTCGCTTAAATAGGGTATATAAATACTGTCTGCCGTAAATTTGGCTAATAGTTCATTTATAAGCTCTAAACCTGATGACAACATAAATGAATCAGGAGTTTCACCAACGCCCAATTCACCTAGCAGGTACAGTGAATTAATGATTAACTCATTAGTAGTCCTAATGATTTGAGACATGGGCGACTCCTTATGTCGAAAAAAGGCATTAAAATCGACACATCCTTATGACATGTCGATTCCATGTACTTATTTCAAAGGAAACGCATCATCTAAGCCCTTGCAAAGTTTACGGCCAGCAGCTTGCGCCTTCTCACCGTCATTACTCATAAAGGCATTGAACTCACGCATTTCTTTGGGCGCACCTGGACGATTTCCCATACGGGTTTTCATCTTGGCTTGCTCGGCTTTAACAAACGCATTGTTTGATTGAACCATGCTGTTATCTTTCATTTGGATTTCTCCTTAAGTTCGTCCTTGGCCTTTTTACTGGCCTTTTCCCTTTTGATATCCGCCTCTACTTTTGCCCGATATGCTTTGGCTTCGGTAGGACTGTCAAACCAAACCCCCGATGCTCGCAGGGCTTCCGCTTCATCTTCTTCGACTACACGCATGTCATCGATTGGATGAAATACACATGTAAGCATCGGGTAACTCCTTATGACAGTACACGCACTGCGTATTGTTGATGCCACTTAAAGCCACATAACAAGTCAATACGCATGTAGTTTTGGTATCCCAAAATGTCACCAGTTTGTGTTACTGCAAGAGACAAACCAGTTTCGGGATCGACCGCAACAGATGCATAAGGAACTTGCAGCTTGTAAAGCGGAGGACAAACAATATCCAAACCACGGCTTGGGTATGCAACGTTGACGTTGTGAGAGCCAACCATTGTTACTGGCGCGTTGTTAGGAATCGCATTGCTTACGTTACGGTTGGGGTTAGCAGTATCAGAGATAATGCTTGGGCTAACTTGTACAGAAAGCTCACCAGCACCGTTTGAGCTAGCATTAGCTGTAACTACCCATTGCATGTCTTGGCCAGTAGCAGCACGACCTACAGGGTTTACAGACTCAACGCCTGCGATGGAAATCACATCACCAACCACAAAGTAATCGGCAATGTTAATGGTTGCACCGTCCATGAGGATGGTATTACCAGAAGCAACAGCACCGTTTACCAAAAGCGCATCAGAAGAATACAAGCGTGGGCCTGCACCTGCTGTGTGACGCTTAATGTTTTGAGATTGGAATATGTCGAAATAAGACAAGTGACCAATTGCAGAAGAACGCACGATGTCTTCGTTAAATACAGGAGTGAAGTTGTTAAGCAACGCACCTTTCAATGAAGAACCATCTCGTACAGTCATTGCCATATAAGCATCGGACGCAATGTTTACGCCTTGCTCAAGCAACTTAGCACCAGCAGTATCTACAGTGGTGAAAGAGTTAATTGCCACACCTGCTGTACCTGTAAAGAAGTTCAACTCTTGTTCAGCAGCACTTGCAATGTCTTTTTCCATTTGAGTAATAACTTCTTGTATTGCAGGCGCAATAAACAAGCGTGAAAAGTCCTCAATTCGTAAAGACAGGTCTTGGATTGTGTAGGCAATCAGCGCATGGTATTGGTGCGCAATCACAATCGTTTCAACGGTTTCGATGATTGATTGTGGGGTTGCGACAGAGCCATCACCAACGATGAAATGGTTTTGTCTACGAACTTGTAATGTGTCGCCAATCTTATAACCAGAAGACACAAAGTCATCTTGGTAAATACGAGAAGCAGTCATCACAAATGGCGCATTGTTAGCAAACATTGCCAATGCGGTATTACTGACTAGGTCAGTAGTAATAAATTGGTTAGCCATCCTGGGTCTCCATTTAATCCTTTAAATGGGTACACGGGTGGCTAGGGTCTCATTGAGGTTTTAATCCGTAAAACCCTAACTCACTTCCATGTACCAGCCTTCATCCGCGCCCGTATTTCAGAGGGCGGTGTTTTATCCGTAACAGAACGTGAGGTGTACCCTGCATTTCCTTTGATGTTGCCCAGTGGAGCTGGCTTATTAGTGGCAGCAGGTTTAGAGCTGTTACCACCCATCAAAGAAAATGACAGTTTGTTCACTTCCCGTGCTTGGTCTAGGGGATGGAGTTTTGAGATGCGTTCAAGTTCGCCACGATTTTTGCCTAAGCGGTACGCAACTTCTGCTGGGTTTTCAACGAGTAACAGTGCATCCCGCACATGTGGGGTAAAAGGAACATCATCCCCTCTAACCACATCGTCAAAATCCTCGTACTTTTCAGAAGCGTTATCAAATTCATTTAACAAGCGTTGATACTGCTTGTGTACATGCGCTTGACGTTGCGCTTCCTGTGCTTGTCTCTCTTCGTGATCCTTCATTCCAAGAGCCATGCGTACAGCGTGTTGTATACGTTGTTCCTCATTCATTCCAGGCGAACTAGGTTGCCCAGGTGACGGATAAGGTTCCGGTTGATATGTTGATGCGTGAGGATTGGCAGAGTCACCGCTCATCATTGCCTGCATTTGCGCCATACGCTCATGCAATGCTCTGATTTCCCTTTGGTGTTTCTTGGCCTGCATTCCCAACCGCTTCTTTACGCTTATGGGGTCGTCCTCGTTTGCAAGTCCTTGTGGTTCTTCTTGAACTCCTTGTTCTTCGGAATCACCTGGCCCTACACCGCCATTCTCAACATCTTCATTATCACCGCTTAATGCTTCGGCTAAAGCGTTTTGATCTTCGTCCATGACTTCTCAATCTCCATATCGACATTCACATGCCCTAGACCATACGGTTGGCCTGAGACCCAGAAAGAATCCTTCTTTCGTTATGGATAATTATCGGTTATGTTGGATAAGGGTTGTACCCCATATGTACGACCTTATGTGGTACAATGTACCTTTTTGGGGTAATTATGATTGTTAAAATATGTAAAATTCATGGAGAGTTAACAGAAAAAGATGCTTGGTATGTTAAAAGCCAAAACACATACAGATGTCGTCAGTGCCGAAGAGATTTTAAAAGGAAAGAAAAATATTTTATAGATGATGATTCTTTTAAGGCAATGTTAAAAAACCAAAAAGGATTATGTGCCATTTGTAAAAAAAAAGAATCTTATTTTGTAAAAATTACCAATAGAACACGCGAACTTTCTGTTGATCATTGTCATAAAACAAATAAAATACGTGGACTTCTATGCACTCAATGCAATATAGCATTAGGGAAATTCCAAGATTCTATAGAAAATTTATATTCAGCTATTGAATATTTAAAACTTCATAATGAAGTGGGGCAATAAACCCCACAAACATCAATTCATTTCATTATTTCCTTGGCCACTCTTATGGATTCCTGCTAACACTTGTGCCAATTTGGTTGAAAAGTCTTTATCGGCCTTGTCATAGTCCAGTTCAATTTTGCGATTTTCAAGACCCATTTTTTGACGTTCAAGATGGCGTTTATCTGCCATTTCTTGCGATTTCATGATCATTTCAGCCTGTTCAAGCAAATGCTTCTCCTTACGAATGCGCAATTCTTCTGCACGTTCCATAAGCTGCTGCTCCTCAATGGCCATCTTTTGTTCATTCATCTTCATTTGCTGCTGTTGTTGCTGCATTTGAGCCTGCATCATTTGCTCTTGTGGGCTTGGTGGTTGGGGTGGCAATTGCTTGCCTTCTTCTTCCGCAATGATTTGAGGAGGAACCAAAGACTTAAACCTTTGAGCGATTTGAGGCATGTATTGAACATCAAGATTTTTAGCCCATAAATCCGCAATGAGAGGGAAAGTTTGTGGATTCGCCTGAATGGTTTGTTGGAAGAACTCAAGGGCAATGTCTTTTTGCACTGCGAAACTTGGCCCTGTGTCAATCTCCACATCATAATCTCCTGTATCAAGCACATTGTCACGTATTGGCTCGCCATCTTCTGTTTGCCCAACAACCTTGTTTAATGTAATTGGTTCGGTGCGTCCATCGGCTTTAGACACAATCATATGTCGCTCATATTCACCAACAATCACAGGTAAAAGGTCTAATACGACCCGTCCGCCTTGCTCAATAGCCTGATTTAAGTTATCAAACCAGACATAAGAAGACATGGAACCTTCCATTTTGCGTTCACGCCGTGCTTTGCCGGATATATCCCGTCCTTGTAAGGCTTCTGTTTCAGAAAACCCAAGGATTTCTCGCATATCCTGTGAACCACGCTGGAATTGCTGCAATAAACTTGGTGACAATTCCCAAGGCGGTAATTTTTGCGGCATAGCCCCTGTTTTTGGGTCTGGTTTGGCCGTCAAAATACCGGCTTGTAATTCAGGGTTACGCCATACTTGTTCATTACCAAGGATGTTGTCTGGTGTTCCAAGCCATTGTTCGCGTCTACGATTTTTAATTTCTGCTGCAATCTCGGAACCCACATAGTTTACGAACTTCTGTGCGTCTTTTGCTTCATGTATGAACGAACGGGTGTATTGTTTACCGTTAATGTAGTTAGAATCACCGTCTACAAAAATAATCGGCAGGAATTTAGATGGCCAATCGGTAAAATCTATAATCTGGTTTTGGGTTAGGATGTACTGGCGAATACGATAGTCTTTACTGTTACGATCCCCAACGATATAAGGAATGTCACGGCGTATAATGTCACCCACGACTTGAGAAGAACTCGCCAACTCTTCCTGCATTTTAATCTGCTTTTGCATCTCATCCCATTCATCCTCGGTTACAGATTCACCATTGGATAATAGCAAAAGTTTAATTGGGAACCATTCTTTGCGTGTATATTTGCACACCACAATTGTATCGCGTGTTTCCCACTGGAAATCAAGCAATGACCTTGGGTCTGAATAAGACACAGGGTTCATCACATGCGGATAGGTAGCGTAAAATTCTTCTTTGGTATAAAGATATTGCCTTGAACAGAAATTACCGTCACCCTTATGAGGCATCATGGCCGTTGGGTCAAAAGATGTACGGGTTGCATCAGGTATAATCTCATATCGAATGGTTTGGTTAAAAGAGCGCGGTGACTCATAATCCAAACATATCTCAAAAGCTCCATAGCCCATCATTAACGCGCTTCTAAAGGCTGTCTGGTACACCAAGTCGTTTTGGCTCTTATAACTGATTGTACGCACCAAATCGGCTCTTAAATCGATTTGATTTTGATTGGCTTTGCCTGTAAGTGAACGTACCATTAAATCGGGCTTGTTCTTGCGCTGCTCACCTGCAATCTTTTTAGTCACATCGTAGAGCTTGTTAAACGTCATGGCAGGCTTAAACAGCCGTGAAAATTCAGACCGTTCAACAGCAGACCATTGGTCACGCAACAGGAAGTTCATGTCATCCCGTCCACGCACCACGTTTTCATCGAAATACCCATCCCAAAGGACAAGGTCTTCGCGTGCGTCTTTTAATACTTCTGCTTCATCAATGCCAGCTTCCGCTAATCGCCCTTGTAGCTTTTCATTGATTTCTTCTATGTCGTCAACCGACATTTGTTCAGCAATGATTTCCATGCTTACCCCATCCGTTGGGTTAATGTTTCTGTCCTTGAAAGGCAACTTCAACATTTTTCTGTCAAAGTCGCCTTTTGAACCCCTAATCTAAGGGGTTTTTAAGCTGCTGCTTCTACTTCTTCAACTGGCTCTGGCGGAAGTTCAAATTCTTGCCAGTCATCAGCCAACAAATCTTCAACCGAAAATATGTAGTTTCCTGCATTGGTCGTTGGTTTAATAACCACTTTCCAAACGTGTGTCATGCCCTTCATCAATGACAAATAGCCATCTTCTAAAGTCCACGCTCTACGGTGCATTTGCTTTCCAGCGCGTAAACACGTCAATGCGTCTTGTAGTAACATCAATGTTTCTCCTTGGTTTATGGTAATACGGTCAATTGACATGACCCACTTGTAAACACTGGCTTGTAGGTCTGATGACCATCACTAGCAACAGTGAACACAAAATCAGTTGCAAGCAATGCAATGCTTTGAGTTGATAAATAATTGTCTAAAAATCCTGCTGCACTCACTTCTGCAAGCGTGTTGCTTGGGCAATAGAGTCTGCAAAGGCGTGGCACAACATTATTATTCTCACCTGCAAAACTCGTGATTAAGGTGATTTGCGATTGAATTGACATGTCTTTCTCCCTGTCGGTTTAGTTTTTCTAAAATCATTCTATATTCTTTTTCACAATCTTTACATTTTTCTTGTTTTATGTTTGAACTGTGATGTTTTCCGCAATAAATACAGCGATACGTCATTGCGATTTACTCTTTAATAAATTTATTTCTATCTGTAGTTCAGCAATTTGTTTTGAATGCCTATCAACAATATCTCGCATGTCATTCAATGCAATATAAGATTGTGCCAGTGTAAAGCTAACTCTTCGATCGGTTTCTTCTTTAACCTCTTGAACTTGAGTACGAAGCATACACATTTCACAATAAACATATGGCTTAAGATTGTGCGCACTACATCTAATCTTGTATTTAAAGTCCACATCTTGCGGATAAACATCTGAATTCATCAAAATATCCTCATAACTGGGTTATACATATTCTCATACTGCTTGTTCTCTACTTTCTCTTGGGTTATTCGGTCACTTGCCAGTTCAAGACAACCATATCCAAGACCATCCATTGCATGAGAAAACACGTTTTTATTGGGCTTGTCCTTGTAGCGTTCTTCGCCTGATACAGCAATACGCGAGAACACATAGCCCTTCATAAACCCTTTGAACAGCGTTGGGCAATTCTTTTTATCCAACACAAAACAAGGCTTACCATCAACCATTCGATTAAGGAAATAGCGCACAGACCCTAAACGTGGGTCAATGTCATTAGTGCTTGCACCAACCGTTGGTATGCCAATCTGGTTTAACTCACCAATACAGGACATTTCTTCAACGATTTCATTGCGTGAGTTACCAGCAGGATCGGCAATAGATGTGCCAATCTTGCAATAAGGGAAATCCTTGGCAATACCTGGAACCACAACCGATTCGGCAAAGCTCCTGATGCCTATGCCTTCCCCAATATACTCCTTCAATACGAGAAGTTGCCCTCTTGGAGACAATTGCATAACCACGCAAGCAGGAGTAAGCCCAAAATCCCAACCAAGCACGAGTTGCTCACCCTGTATAGCACTAAGAGTATCAACCGCGTGAAAATCAGGGTTAAATTCTGGATAAACTCGCTTACCAAAACCCACACTTCCATATTCACCCAGACAAAAAACCTTAATAAATTCTTGAGATTGTCCTTCTGCCAACATCTCGTAATAATTCCCAGGCAGATGATCAAAGTTATCTGCACCAGGGTTTCGTACCCACTTGCCATCCTCATCCTTTATCAACCCAGGCGGTTGCTTGAATAATACATGATGCTCATATGCGTTTTCTTCAAAATCTTTGAATATCCAGTGGTCATCCTCTGGTGGGTTCGTATCAGCAATAATCCCAGACCAGTACGGTTCATGACAAAACGCCTTTGACGGGTAACGATTAACACGCCCCTTCATATGCGCCAAAGCTGCCTTTGGAACTTCCGACAACTCGTTAATGTAGCAGCCCGTCAACTCCAAAGACTTAATCTTTCGCACATCTTCTTCACGGTCAAGTGCTATAAAAAGCAACTCAAGCTCAACTATGCCATGCCCGTCATTAAACGTATGCTCATAAGTAAGAATTGGCTTTTGACGCTTTTTAATATCGCCAAGTTCATCAAACCAGCTTAACCATGTGGCGAGAGTAGTAGATTGCAATTCTCCACTCGTATTTCGCACGATAGCCCATCGGCTTCGCCTTCTTCCTGCATACCATCTTGGTACGCTACAGGCGCGTCTAACAATTTCTGTTGCAGCCCACGTAGACTTACCACTTCCATAAGGGCCCATAATGACACGGACAAAGCTATCATTGTCATGAGCAATACGACCAGTCGCAGTTGGAATATAGATTTTATCTTGGCTCTTAGCATGAATAGTCATCTCACAGTTGTTAATAGTTACTTGGCACTCGGTTCCACGTCTACGTGATTCCTCAATGTGCGCAATACGTTTGGCAATACCCGAAGCACTTAGCATGTATCATCCTTATCACACACCAGGTTTCCCGCCACTGCTCCGCATGTATCACATACGACAATCAGTCCTTCTGTTCTATCATCAACAATAGAAAAATCAGCATATTCGCAACGCCCGCATACTTCGGACATGGCATGACGTACAATGGGAATTCCAATAACATTGCTCATTTTTCTAGTACCTGTCTGGGTGGTGATGTTTTATAGGGCGAACGTTCGTAGTTTTGGCGTAAGTGTTCTTGCGTTGTAAAACGAACACCGCACTTGACGCATTCACGTCTGCGGTAAATTTGATTGGTGCGTTCATCCTTGGTGGTCTCAACCACACGCGAATCAGGATAGTTGCAGTGTCGGCATTGCATCTATTTCCTCACTCCACGCAAAGTCCTGCTCATAGTCGCCTTTAATGATGGCGTATGACGTTTGGATGGTTGCTTAATCTGGGTAGCAAAATCGTCCTCAACAGAATAAGACTCATAGGACGGCGCAGTCTCATGAGCCTTTTTCTTTTTGACCTTTTCTACCCAACTATTGCGGATAACGGCCATATAATCCCTTATTTTATTTTTTCATCTTGGATAAAGTAGCAGCCAGTCTTGCTCGTTGTCCGAGTTTTCCAGGTGCTTTTTCCGCTTTTTCCAACTTCTTTTTTGGTATTTTCTTACCCTCTGGCACGCCTAATTCTTTATGCAATGCTCCAGGTTTCTTGATAGCCTTCTGTATCCATTTCTTGTCAGCCATGATTAATCCTTTTTCATTTTCTTGATGAGCTTGTTATGCATCTTGTTTTCTGCCGTGCATTCTTTGTTATCTTTTTTTAGGTGACTGATAACGGCTTTCTTTGTGCTGTGTTCTTTCTTTTCCATCGCCTTGGATTCATCACGGCGTGCTTTCTTTGCCATGCCTACTTCACCATAAGCCGTACCTTCGGCACGTTTCTTGCTATAGCCGGCATCCCTCATCACCTCCACATTATGACGCATAGATTTTGGCTTTGCTGCGGCTTTTCCTTTTATTAATTTCATAATCACTCCATTGATCCTACGTTTTTATTAAAGCATTATATATGATATAATGCTCATTTTAAACACACATAAATCTATCATGAAGAATGGAATATATAGAAACTGCAACCATTGCTCACAACAATACTACGTTAAACCATCAGCAATACCGACATCAAAGTATTGCTCAAAAAAATGTAACTGTTCAGCCAACACAACTAGAAAAATAGTTACCTGTATTATTTGCTCTAAAGAATTCGATGTCCTTTATTCTCGCGTAAGCGTTGCTAAATTCTGTTCTCAATATTGCTATAACATTAACAGAACTAGAACGGATAAAGAGCAAAGGACTTGCTATACATGTGGAATTCAATATAAGGCCACTAAGCGATCTGGCAAAAAATATTGCTCTATTCAATGCTGCAATAAACAAAAGATTAAAGATGGTGCTCCATCTTTTGCAGCAGTTCGTGCAAACATGAAAAAAGCGGGCGAGATAAATATCTGCGAACGCTGCGGGTATAAAGAGCACCCGCATATTCTTGGAATTCATCATAAAGACAGAGACAGGAACAATAACCAAAGAAATAATCTTGAGGTTTTGTGCCCTAATTGTCATAGCCTTGAACATTTGAGTCATATTTGTCATGGGTTTCAAGAATGATTACTCACCCTCTCCTATTGTGCCGTCATTGTTTAGGTCGATATTTAGCTTAGATTCAGCCCATTCAATGAGTTCACCAGCGACAATCTTTAACTGTGCCAGTAAGAACTGTTGGATATCAGGGGTTAACTGGACAAGCTCACGTTCGAGCTTTGGAAGAATAATAGAAGATAATAAACTCATTGTTATGTCCTTATAACGATTCGATCATATGGTCGATTTCAATGATTGCGCCATTGATGTTCGCAATCTCCTTCTTAATGACTTTCAACCGCTCCTTGAGTAAATCATGGTCAACCGTGCTGGTTGCCAGTGTGGCTGCCAAGTCTTCCCTACGCTTTTGCAATACATCCAATGTAATCACGCAACACTCCTTGTAATAAAAGGCACATCATGCGCCTTTGTCATCTAAAAACATTTGCAGATTCATTAAGCTATCCACAACCTGCCTGGTTAAATGCAGTTCTTGGATGGTCTTTGCCTCTTCATGAGGCATACAGTTTCTAAGTCTGTTCTCTTTGTTCTCTACAAACGCTTGCCACAAGTTCACATGCTCGTCAATGATTCTCATAGCGCATAGCCTCTAACTTCCATGCAATCTATAAACTTAACAGCTTTCATCATTGCGCAGTTGAAAGATTTAACAAATTCCCAACCATACAACCGCTCACCGCATGGTCTTTTAACATCTACGATGTATGTGTCATCTAGCATCTCGTAAATCGTTATGTCAAAACCTTTCCACACTTTATCGGTCACATGCTTATACAACATTTATTAATTCCTCATTACAACAATTAACAACATGAGGACATTATACAACTATTTTTAAACATTGCAACATAAATATTTAAATATTTTAATATGACTTTTTACCGTAGTTCTCTTTGCTTTGCGCTGGCAAATTACGGCAAGCGCCAGCCTCTTTATAAGTACGCACTTGTTGCTTTTGTTCGCGCTCAAGGTAAATGTTATTGCGGGTTGATTGGTAGCCGTCTGGTTTTGGTGATTGGTATTTAGCACCCATGTTTATGCTCCTTTAGGTTTTGGCACTTTCAATTGTTTTTTAACAGGCTCATGTAAGTGTTTCTCATGCTTCCCGTAAATGTCCTTTTCTGGTGTTTTACTCGGCTTCTTGTGGCTCATGCTTGCCGTCTCCGCCTTCAATACGTGATAATCGCTGGTTAAGCTCATTTAACTGCGCGTTAGGTCCGTAATGCTTAGGCCATCTGCGCTCTAGTAGCCATGCATCAGCTTGCCAGCGTTCAGGTTTAGCAGCAATCATATCGCTATGCTCACGCATT